TAAGATGTTGGTGAACGTGTTTGTCTGTACTGTTGTGAAACCACCGGAGATTAAAACTTCCATATCACCAGTTGATTGTTTAGCGTGTACAACCTTCTGCCATACAACAGCACCACCAAGAGGCAACGCCCCTGTATGAAGTGCGTTGTCATGCCCCATTAAGAAGAAGCCGAAGTTACCTGCAGCGTCTTTATTAGCCATGACTATAACTGGTCCTGTGACAGGGGAGTTGGCAACATCCACACCGTCATAAATACCTGTTTCCGTAATGCCAGTGATGTCAGTAATAGTACCTTTGTCCATCATCGTCTTTGCTTGGAACTGTCTAATCATGGTAAACACAGAACCGATAGTCATTAACTCTTTACTAGCAATTGCCTGTGCTGGGTCAACAGGAACGTGCTGCACACCTTCCATAGCGATAGGTTTTGATATTGCGATATGTGCAGAAGGCAATAACGCATTGCTGATGCCGTCAATGTCATTCAGGATAGCGTGAATATTCTCAGCGTTGATTTTACCCTTCTCACCGGAGTAAGCAGTTAACGGTGTTTCACCAAGTGCAAGCGAATCACTTATCTCAGCGTAGGCTGAACCCGACCAACGGAATTTCTTGTTGTTGTCATCGGTAATATAAATGTGAGTAGCATCACCTGTTGTTGGAAGCGCAGCATGATTAGCAACGTGTGTAATCGTACCGACACTGCCGGGAATCTGTGATGGGTCAACGTGACCTGTCGCATCAAGCGTGGCTACACCACCATGTTTCCCTTTTTCACTAGCGTCTAATTTCAACGCAATGGCAGCATTATTAAGGTCTGCTATTTCACGTGGTTACACGAACAGTTGTCGCGCCTTGATCTGCTGGTATCTCTTCGTTACCTGACAATGTTTGGTTATCAGGAAGGGCGGTGATTGTTGTTTCAGTCATAATTATTACCTATATAAGTTTGACGGTCTTAACCGTTCCTGCTGCATTTTTAAATTTAAGTGTATCATCGGCAACGTCAACAAACATTTGATTTGCTACCGCTTCTATTAAGTTTATCGGGGTGAACACGCCTTCAACAACTTCGTCGTCCGGTAACGGTTCATCATTCGTACCACTTTGCAAGGTAACAATGTTCTGCCCACCGATAGTTTGAAGTGCAGCGGGATCGTTGGAAGGAGGAGTCGATGAACCCGCCAGCCCCTGTATTTTCCAGCCCCCGATAAATGACCAGTTTGCCGTTGACTTAGCAGCACCAACAGCAAGACCTTTTGGAAGTACACCTTTGTTATTTTTCTTTGCAAGATATAATCCAGCATCAAAAATAACAGCATCACCACGTTGGAACTGAATGTCGTTATACCACAAGCCGCGGAAGAACCGAAAGGGTATTGCTTCGGGTGACAAGCTATGCGTCCAAAGAGATTCTTCAATTAAACCTTTAATAAATTTAGGCGCGTTCTTAATAAACTTTTTAGAAGCAGAGTTTGCAATTTCGACAAAAGGAGCCAAGTCTAAAGAATATTCTTGAAGCTCTTCTTTTGCATCTTTAAAGACAGTTACGAGGGATGTGCCTTTCAGATCCATTGAGAGAATAGTGTCGCCATTCTTGCCATCGATTCCCGCTGCGCCTCTATTACCTATGTCGCCTTTCAATCCTTTCTTGCCGGTGGTTCCTCTGCCTGCAACTAAAGCCGCTTTTCCCTCTGAGAATAAAAAGAGCCCGAAGTCCTTAACAAAGAAATCCCCTTCTTCATATTCATTTTCAGACTTAAATGCTCCAGTCATCCTGAAGCCGGAAGTACCTATTCGTTTCCAATCATCACTCTCGCCAGGAACTCCTGCCGTGTCCTGTACTGCTTCAAAGTACTGACCCATATAATATGATACGAGTGAACCCTTGCGATGTACACCGGAGCACCAGGGAGCTGAGGCAATACCTAAGCCCGCTTCGCCTTGCTCCCCTTTCTCACCATCAATACCCTTCTCGCCTGCATCACCTTTTAAGCCAGCATGGAATTCTTCGCTGGTACTCAAAGCTTTATAAATAGCTTCAGAATCAGCATCTTTTCCGGGCTCGCCCTTTTCTCCCTTTAAGGTAGATCTGAACTCTTCGTCAGAAAGTAAGGAATTGACAATTAGTTGGTTATCTGCATCTTGGCCTGCTGCGCCTTTCAAGCCGGAGGTGAATTTTTTATCGTTTTGTAGAAGATTAGAAAGTAAAGTATAATCAACCACTATTGTATGTTCGACAACTTCAGCAAACTCTTTCACCAATTTTGGAATTAACTCAGCAACTACATCTTCAAAGTTTACATCTTTGCCTGCTTCACCTTTAGATAATTCTAAGAACTCCTCGTTGCTTTTTAGCATAGCAAGAATTTCTTCGTAGTCGACACTTTCACTTTCACCAAGCTCGCCAGGATCACCTTTCAGAAGACTTAATAGAGCTACATCCTCTTTAATTGCGAGCAGAATATCTTTTACTACAACGCCTTTCCCTTCTTCGCCCTTGATAGCAGACATAAAGTCTTCATTTTCAGAAAGTAAAGTGAGAACGCTATCGTAGTTAATCTCTGCATCAATACCATCAACGCCATCTGAGGGCTTATGATCAACGAGGCTTTTTATTAAAGCATCACGTTTAGCAAATTCTACTTTTAAGATCTTACCAATGGCTTCAAATATATGTTTTTCATTCATGCGTTCATTGCCTTTAAGATAGATGCCTCTGCAACTGCAGTAGAAATATCATCATCGATATTATCAGCGGTTGATTCAAGTGTGGCAGGAATAAATTCTTTAATTACTTCAGTCATTTTTGCAACAACTTTTTCTGCAGCTTTACTAGCAAGATCTTCTGGATCTTCTATAGGCTCAGGAGGAGGAACAATTTCGCCTGCTGGCTTATCACCAAGCTCCACCATTTGAGCTTGCATGTAAGGAACGTCGCCATGTTCGACAGGATGTAATCGTTCTTTTGCTCGTGCTTCGTTAGGAGTAAATAAACCTCCTTGAACGGCTTTCGTTAATCCATCAATACGCCCTTTAAAATCTGTACGGAGTAAAGCAGCGGTATCAAACTCGATATATTCGTCGACGCCTAATTTGAAAAGCTTGTCGAAAGAACGTTCTACATTTTCCAGTAATGCACCAAGGGAGATAGATAACCAAAGTGAAACTAATTGCTCCACGTTGTTCATAGTCGACCCTTCCATTTCCCCTATTACAGGAAGCGGGACGCCAAACACACGAGCAATATCTGCAATTGTCATTTTCTGAGCTTTGATCAATTCAGAATCTTGAGAACTGATTCCCATAGAACTGAACTTCATGCCACCACCAAGGATAGGAACTTTGCCCTGCGCTAAACCTGCAGATTGTTCATTCCACGCCGTTCTTAAAACGTCGATTTGATCTTTAGTAAGAACTTGATCGGTGGAGATTATTCCAGAAGGTCGACTCATCTGACTAAAGAATGCGCCCTGACTTTCTGAAAGTACTACATTTATACCTGCTGCCAAAGCTGCCGCAGCAATAGGGGATTCACCGATCAGAGGATGCCGTGGGCAATCATTTCTGAGGTGTAATATATCTCTCGCAGGAATCATGTAATTTTGATCCTGTGGACGCATGGGATTCGATCCCACACTATAGAAGATAGATCCATCTTCAGCTATGAAAGGGGAGCATGTTTTCCGTGGACATTTATGCAAAGCTACAATCTTTGTACCGGTTGAGTCACGAATTGCGATAGCAAATGATTCCCCTTCAAACTGCATTTCAGCCACCAGATTCAAAATGAACTGTGGCCAAGTTTCATAATCGTTCGGGCTACGGAGAACTTTAGCTACTTCAGAAGTCTTCTGCTTTACGTTTTTACCGTCCTTATCGATAACTCGATGTTCGGCATAACACTGAGACACAGCCCGAGCATTGGCCATGACAGAAGCATAAGCAGCGGGGATATTACGAGCTGAGCTCCCTGAGAGACGGAGGTTACGTTGAAAGCCATCATCACCGTAACCTAAATGAAACCAATTACCTAATTCGCCAAGACCGAAGAATGGAGAACGGATTGATCCCTCTGAACCGCCAAAGAAAGTTTTAACTTTAGTGATGAGAGAATTTTTCATTATTTAGTTTTTGTGTCTTCTCTTTCGATAACTTTTTTAGATTCTTTAACTTCCTTTGCAGGAGTTTCTTTTGGTGCTGGTTTTTCTTTTGGCGCCGGGGTTTCACTTTCTATCTCTTTAAAACCTAGTGCGCCTACATCCATCGATTGAACATCGCCGGATTTAATTAATTTGTTGGCCAATTTTGAATCACATGTAACGTAGCCTGTTTGATTGTTCAAAGATTTTATCCCTCTGAAAGCCCAAACTACAACATCTTCTTGGACTTCTTTTTTCTTCGCTTTTGTTTTAGTTCCGGACATATCTTTACCTTCAATAATTAAAATTAAATTATACCTCCCCTACAATTAGGGGAGGTATAAATTACTTAGATCAAACTGTTACCATGAAACTGCGGTAAGAGTCTGTACTGAGCCAGCTGGACGAGTGTTAACCCAATCGATTTCCCAAACTGCACGAAGTGCTGCTGAGTAAGTCTGATAGAGTGAACGAACGGGGTTCGGAACATCAGCAATATCCGTTGCACCAGCAGTACCGGTACCTGCACCAACGATAGGCTTAACATCTGCCTGTACGCCTTCTTCATGGATGGTAGCAACTTCAGTACCCATAAACTCAGGAGCACCGCCAGCGAAGCTAACTTCAGCTGCATCAACCAGGAACACAACATCTGCAGGAACGTTAACAGAAGTCACGACTGGAATGCCAACCAATACGCCATTTGCCATTTCTGGGAATGCCAGAGTGCCAGTTGCGTTGATTGATAAACTCACACCATAAGCACGAGCCGGGTTCATGATCCAAACAGGACGTCGTCCCATACCAGCAGCAGTCATTGCTTGTAAACGACCACGTAGGTCAGCAACGATATTTGCAGCAGTCGGTCCTGCAGAAGCAGCAGTGTTACCACTGGTAGCATAAGTCTGTAAACCTGCAGGTTGAATTGCAGTACCAGGAGCAGAGCCGAGGAATACTTCGTCAAGAGCAACGGCAGTATCTTCGATCATCCATTTACGGATAGCTGATTCAATGTTCGGTGTTGAACGTTTGAACAGCTCCATAGTGAATGTACCGATAACAGCCATTGACTTAGGAGTAAGTACTGCCTTACCTGTAGTCGCAGCACCAACACGGATAGGATCGCCTTCAGCACGGAACGCTGCTGCAAGGTTAGGATCTTTCGGTGTGGCTTTACGTGATGGCAAAGTGATCTTTGTGCTGTTACCAAAGTCGTGACGCTCAAGTGGCAATTGAGGAACTACAGATTCAGCCTGTAATAGCTCCATAAAAGCAGCGTAAGATTCACGAGTCAGTTCAGCAGCCCAACCAGCGACAGAAGTCATTGCTGGATTCTGAGCAGATTTGTTGACCATACCCATAACTGCTTTCACAGCATCGTTGTCAGCATAACGCTCTTCCATAACTTGCTCAACAGGAACACGCTTAAGGTATGCTTCCATTGTACATGCCGCAGAACTTACTAAAAGATCCGCTGAGTTCTTTTCACCGCTGCCCAAATGTGCAGCAGGGATGATTGCTGGTGAACCAGACTTAGCAACAGGAGCTGCTTTAGAAGATAGAGCAGACTCAGCACGTTTCAGCACGTTAAGCGCTTCAGTACTTGTATCTACGTTATCAGCCAATTCTTTAATGACGAGCATTGCGCCTTCTGCAACACCTTCTTCGTCAGAGTCAAGCAGTTTTTCCTGCTCAACCAATTTGTCTTTGAAGCCTAACAGTTGTTCCTGCGCCGCCTCAATACGTTGTGCTAGTGTTTTCATTTGAAAACTCCTATATTGAAATTAAAATTACGTTTTTGTTGCTACTGTGATTCTTGCAATAGCGGCTGCTACTGTTTTCTTACTATCATCAACTTCCATTTCCCGTTCGATCAACTGATCAGGGTCAGTGGAAGTATCAAAATTCTTGATTGACGTAATAGAACATTCTGCGTTTGCAGGAACTGTCACTGCTGAGACTTCAAATAAATCCCATTCAAAATATTCACGTCCATAATCGGTGCCTTCGATACGTGCTGTCTTTAAACCACGAAATCCAATGGATAAACCACCGAGTAGTTTTGATTTAAGTTTCTTCCAGGCATTCTCGACATAAAGCAAACCAGAATCTTTTGCGATCTGAACTGTGATCTCAATATCCGAATTTGTCGTCTTAGCTTCGATGACGTGTCCGATTGGTTCGTTATGGTTGTGTTGGTGTAGGAATGGAAATGGAAGTGAAAACTTAGCACCTTCGGGGTGCATTACATCTTGATCTCGGTCCGGTGTGATTGTAGAAGCAATCCCTGTAATGATTCGCTTCTCCTCGTCGATAGATTTGACGATGAACTTTGACCATGCTTTAGATTCTGACATACTTGTGCCCTCTGTTGTAAAAGCAAGTGGCTAATTAAATTTTAAACAGTTTATCTTATACTCAAACAAGATTAAACCCCTTATCCGACCCACCAAGATATGTCACCTTTTGTAACCCCCTCCGTTTCACACTTAGTGATCCACGGATATATAGACATAATCATTGCTACTATGGCGTCAATCTTCTGACTCGACTTAGGTTTGTCAATTTTTCGATTCCCAGCAGGATCTTGGACTACAATAGCCGAAGATGCACCGAGATTTAAAACTGGATGCTTTCCGTGTTTAATTTTTCTTTGAAGCAGTGCAGTTTCCATTGCTTCAATTCGGGGGCTTATAGACATATAGCCCTGGCCAACTTTATTCCATTCAGCTCCTGCAGCAAATCCTGTTCGTTCAGCTGCAGCCTGAAGCTCTTCAATGCGCCATCTATCAAATTCGATAGAATGAACTTCCATTCCGTTATCCTCTACATTCTTTTTCAGGAACTGACACACCCATTCATAATCTATCGTTTCACCTGGCACGCCGTGGATGATGCCGTTCTTCGCCCACATGTCGTAAGGTACTCTGTCCCGTCTTGAGCGCTCCCCGATTCCTGAAAGTGGAGTAAAAGCAAATGGATATACGTGGATTATTCCATTCTCATCCTCAGTAGAGATCAATGCAACTGTTAAATCGTTCTTTTTTGACAGATCTAATCCAATACGAACGCCATACTGTTTAAATTTATCCCAGTCAGGTAGATCGCCATTCTCTTTCCAAACTGCGGGAGCAAGCCATAATGACTCGAGTGATATTCTATTATTGAGGAGGAGATTCCTCGCCGAAGCTTCCATTGAGGGAATTCGTGAAGCCTGTTTCAATTGCTCCTCCAAATCTCTTTTTGAGCGGAATATGCCTAAAGCAGGGTTGGCTTTCTTCCATTGCTTCTTATCTAACAAGTCGCAGTCCTCATCTGCCTTATATACATGACAAACCGTATGGGGATCTTGTGACACTTCTGCATCATCACACCATTGTGAAAATAGATCTGCATCACTTGGAGCACTTGTGGAAATTGCAATCAGTAAAGGTAGATCGTGGGCACCCTGTGAAGTTGTGATAGCTTCGACAAAAGCAGAAGTCGGTCCTTTGATCTGCCCAACCTCATCCAATATAGCAACGATAGGTGATAAACCATGAGCTGTCGTACCCTCTGCGCTTATGGCTTCATATTCTACGTTCTTCTTTATACCTGTTATCCTTTTTCCTGAAGATACAGTGGTGACCAAGCCTTTAAGATCGGGATTTAAATTCACCATTTTTTCTGCTTGATGGAAAACGATCGCTGCCTGCTTTCTACTCATCGCTCCACTTATCAGTTGGCTGTTGAGTCTAGCTTCAGGACCAATGATGTGTGTAAGTGCCAAGCCGGCGATTAATGCCGTCTTACCATTCTTACGTGAAATGGATAGGTATGCTTTATACGTGATGTGGGGGTTATCATATATAGCGTATATGAACGCCTGTTGAAATATATCAAGCCGGATTTTTTGCCCAACTTTCGACCCTTCAGGAACGCGGAGGTACTCTTCGATAAAAGTCATGACCCGTTCTGCACGTGTCAGATTTTTAGTTTGCAATCTTCTCCAAGCTCTAACTTTGGGTTTGATGCCGCATTTTATTGCCGAGTCTACGTGTGCTGGTAACTTCATATTTTCCTCATGCTAGTAAAGATGAATGCTTTCCACCTTCCTTCTTTTTGTTTTCCTCGTCGCCTTCGACAGTTTTACCTGATTTGTTAAGCTTATTTCCTATTGTGTGGCTTACTCCCAAAGATAATACCTTCACGAGATTTATTTGTTGCTGCTGCAGTTGTCCAAGCACTCGAAGTATTGGATTTTCAATTTGCGTGCCCCGGACATTTTCTACAATGTTGCCGCTGATTTCCAATTCAAGATTTGCTTCGTTAATTCTGGTTTCCAATTTTACTATCTTATGGATCATTATTAAGTCGATCTGACGCCAATTATCAATAGAACGTGCATCTGTGAGCTGATCCCACATTACCTGCTCATCTTTTGTTATCTGCCTGCCTAAAGGAACTGGTATTGGCGGAGCCGGCTCACGAACGATCAAGCGAGACGGATCCGCGCACGAGCTCGATTCGTACAAGAAAGTCATCGAGGTCAACCTCGTCGGCACGTTCAACGTATTACGCCTGGCAGCATCTGCCATGAGCAAAATGG